CATTCTTTCTTTTGATATGTAAGCAATACTATCAAATCCAGAAACCCTAGAATGAGCACCACCTATAATATTTTCTAGATTATAGTTTTCTAATTCTGGATACTCACCTTTAAACTCTTCTACTGTTTCTTTAATAATTCTAGACATTGATTCAGTATCATCATCCCATATAGCAACTCTATGACCTTTCTTATTTAGTCTTTTCTTTAACAATTCAGATGCTTTATTTCTACCTAAAGGTTTCCTAGCAATTAATAATTGTTTTATATAATCTTCAGTAGGTCTAACAAAACTTTTGGTTGAGTATAATTTTATACGTTTTGTGTATTTATCTACAAACTCAGAATCTGAAGAGTTCATAATTTCATAAAGAAGTTTGTTTTCTTTGCTTTTAAAACCAGCTTCTAAAATTAAATATCGTGTTGCTAATTCTACTTTAAAATCATCGTATAAATTCTCTTCAACTGTTTCATCAAAACTTTTCTTAATAGTTTTTAACACTTTTTTAGTTGTGGGGTCTAATAAATCATTATCATTACTATCTTTTTTAGTTGTGTACTCATCATAGAATCTTGTAAAATCTTCTACAATCTTTTTAACATCTGTAGTTTTTATTACAATACTATCCATACCATCGTATATATCTAGTTTTTTAATACCAACTTCTGATGTTTGAACAATATCTCTATCTGCTATTGAATCACCATCGGACCTATCGTTTCTATCGAACTTCTCACCAAATCCATCTTCTTTAGTTATTGTATGTTGAGCTAAGTCTTGAGCAACTGATTTTCTTATTTCTGATATTTTAGCAATTAAATCTTTTGGAACACTCTCGGTTTGGAGTATATTGTAAAGTCTTTCTGTTGGAACATCTGATTTATAGCCAGGTTCTTTTACTAAAACATTATTATCAAAAAATGAATAATTAATACCTAAATTTTCAAAATATTTATTAACAGGGTTGTCTTGTATTACTTCTTGCTTGTCATCAAATAAAACTTTATTATTCTCTATTTTTAATTTTTTTACAAACTTCTTATCTTTTTCACCAAAAAGTATTTGAGTAACGTCTTGCACTAATCTATTTTTTTCTTGTTTATTAAATCTAGAAAATTCTTTTGAACCTATTGCTACCCTTTCATAAAATCTATCTACAGTATCATCAGTTACTTGAAATTTTCCATCTTCTGTCCTTTCATATATATCATCAAAGTTTTCTCTTTTTTTAGATATATCTTCTCTAGAAAAATCCCTAAACTCAAAACCACCATCTGGGTCTACGTCTCTATGCTTAAAATTATATTTATCGTGAAAGTCATTAACATTTATTGATGGATTCTTTATAACATCACTAGCATCCCCAATATATAATCTATCAATCTCTCTTCTTTTTTTAATTTCATTTTCTATAATTGTATCATCAGAAGACTGTCTAACAATGAACTTATCTATTTCTTCAAAGTTCTCTAAAAGAATATTGTCATTTACTAATTCAAGGTCTTTATTTACTCTTTTTATAATACCTTGAGTTTTTAACATACTTAAAATATCAATCTGTGCTTCTTCTCCAAACTTAGATATATAATCTTTCATTCTATCTTTGACAGCATCTAGTTTGCTATTTGACATAACATCAAACAATTCTTTTAATTTTATATTTTCTTGAGTTCTATCTACTCCACCGTATATAGAGATTAATGTTTTTTCTAATTCTGAAATTGTTGTAGGATTTTTTATTATTATAGGACTATCAACAACTTTCACCAACCCTTCTGTATCTTCTTTTAATCTTCTAATTTTATTATTATATAGTTTTTCTAACTGTGGGTCAGATGGTATATCTACTTTTACAAATGAAAAACCTCTTATTCCCTTATCTGATATAGCTCCCGGTCTACTAAATATTTTATTGCCAGAAAACTTTATAATAAAATTAACATCAGCAACATTAGTAACAGAATTGTCTAGTCTTGTTCTATTTATATCATTTAATATTCCATGATAGATAAACTTTAAATTTGGTTTATTTATTGTGTCTATTGACAATCCAAGAGTATTTAAATAATTTTTTAAATCATCAATTCTATCATCTTCTACATTTCTATTAGCTATTTCATCTGTTAGGTCATACTTACCTATTGTTTTAATAATACCATGTATTTTTTCTAGTTCTGAACTTCTTCCAGACTTAGAATTTATCTCACTATAATTATCTATTATTTTACCATCTTGCAGTATTCCAACATCTTCAAGTAAACTACTTAATTTATCATCAACTCTATCTGGAGAAAACACATCCATAACAGAATTAGTAATCTTGTTGCTTTTGTTTCTTATGATAGGCATTATATAAGATTCTATTTCAGTAAACTTAAACTCTCTTCTGCCATCAAAGTTTTGAATACCATCGTCAATTGCTCTTTCAGAATCTCTTACTATATTGTAAACAGATTTTAAACTTTCAGCAGATACTATAGTGTTCTTAGATTGTTTATTTGCTGTTGCATTATTTAAACTTGTTGATACTTCAGCTATCATCTCAAGACTACCAAGCATATCAGTTATTTCTGTTTCAGCTTCCTGTCCTTCTTTTCCACCTAACCATTCTTTGAACTCACCATCTCTTGCTCTTTTTAATAAATCATTAGAAGCTGCAAAATCTTTAGGTGTTATAATTCCTCTTCTATTAGATACTATATTTAAGTCTGCTAATCCAGCTCCGTTAATATCTTCAAGAACTGAAACAATTGATTTTTCTAAACCAGTTGTAGCAATATCAACTTTTTCATCAGTTGCTTTTCTAAAATCGTCAATAGTATCCAATCCTTGACTTTTAAATATTTTAAATATTTCATCTACTTGTTCTTTTGAAAATTGGTCTTGACTTTTGACATGCTTAAAATCTGCCCTCAAAACACTATGAATTGTTTCAAACTTTCCATTAGTAGGGTCAACACTCTGACCTGGAAATACATCATAATCTAAGAATGATTCTTCGCCTAAATCCGTTCTTAATCTTTCATTGGTAATAGTTTCATCTGTGTCGCTAACTATTCTTTGTTCTTTCAAATAAGCAGTTAATTCTGCATTATCTCTAGCTAAACCAACTCCAAATCTTTCACCTCCAACATCTAAGCTAGAAGCAAAAGAAGTATTTTGAACTGGTACATCTAAAGCTTGTAAAGAATCTCTTAATCGTTGTATTCTAGGTCCCATATCAGCTTTTGCAAAGTTTCCTCTTCTTTGCATAAACGAACCTATAATAAAACTAGATATTAAATCTTCTGGTTCAACTTCATATCCTCTCATATTAGCTTCAAAAGCAGATACTGTACCCATCAATATACCAGACCATGCCATTCTGCCCCATATAGATTTATAATTTTCCCAAGCTTCTTTTCTTGCTTCTTTTATTATCTCTTTAGAATACATTTTTCTTTGAGACATTAAATATTTTATTGCTTGGTTTTTAGCATCATCTCCAAACTCTCTTACAAGTTCTCTTTCTATTCCTTTATGAGCAAGTTCTCTATTGGCTAAATTTATTTTATAAAAGTTTATATTAGAGTCTTTAGTTTTTAAAATACTAGACATACCATTCATATTATTCATATCAGCCATATGGGCTAATTGTTTACTAAGGTATCCTAAATCTTTATTTTTGTATGTATTTTTACCTAAATAACCTGCTACCCCAGCAATAAAATCTGCTCTAGATTTATTCATTTTAGAAAGAGCTTTAAATGGAGCAGTTCCTACGTTTATAACAGAACCACCAATAAAACCATATAAAGAAGATTTTAAAGCTTCTCCATAATCTATGTCTCCAAAGTCTTTAGTTTCATCTCTTAATATATTTTGACCTTGTTGTGTTAAGTCTAAAGTCAAATCTGCAATTGAGAATACAAAAGCATCATTTAATAACTCTGGAATAACCCTACCCATAAACGTATTACCATACTTTAAGGTAGCTAGTTGTTGTAAATTTTGTACAGGAACACCTTTTTCTAATACTGCCTTTTGCATATTCCTTATAACTTTAGCTTGGTCGGCAGTCATTCTACCAAGTTTCATCTCTCTACCGATATACTTACCTATATTACTACTAAATGAATCAGCAAATGTAGTAGATGCTTTTTGACTTCTAGCAGTTAGTTTTGTAGCCTCTGTTGCTAATTTTTTTGAAAAGTCATTTACTATTTTCTTATCAAGGCCAGATTCTTTTGCTACTTTAGTAGCTGATTTAGTTGCAGTTTTTAGTGTCTGCCCTCCAAATTGCCTTATAGCTCTTTCAGTTATTCCAAGTCCTCTACCTAATCCACTAGCAATTCTTAAAGAAAGTTTAACTGGAGCTCCCGCTATGTAACCTAGTCCAGTTCCTATACCACCAGCAATAGCTGCTAATGAACTTTCTTCTTGAAATTCTCGTGCTGTTTCTTGTATTCCTAAATCAACATCTGCAAATCTTTTTAAACCAGCTTCTCCAAGGCCAGGCAATCCAAATCCTGCCGATTCTATAAATTCATAACCACCAGCAACTGCTGTTTTATAAAGAGTTTCTCCTGTGTCTCTTAATAAACCAAGATTTCTATCAGTTTCTGGTTCTGGTAATCCTTGTTGCGCTAATAAAGAATTTGCAAATCTATCTACAACTTCATCTGGTTCGTCTACATTGTATTGATTTATATTAGAATATTCGTTATTCTGTTCATTTTCTTTTCTGAGTCTTATAAGAGCTTGTAAAGCTTCTGGGGTAGGCATACTATCTTAATTCTTCTAGAGTAAAAGGTTTTCCAGTACGAGGATTAATTGTCTGCATTAAAACATCTCTTTCTTCTGGAGAAATTAATATTTGAGGATTATATAATAAATCATCTCGTTCAGCGGCTGCTTCACCTAATTCTTTAATTTGTCTATTTACATCAATCTCAGCTAATCTATTTAATACTTGTTGCGTTGAACCATCATTAATTGATGCAAGAACATCCTGTCTATTTTTTTGAACTCTAGTTATAGCATAAAGAGTTTCTAATAATGGTTGTTGTTCTATTCCTATATTAGAAGCAAGTTTTTGTAAAGAAGCATCATTAGCAATGCTACCAGAAAAGTCATCTAATACTTCCATTAAATAACTATTATCACGAATACCAGTTGCTCTACTTCTATTAAATTCAGAAGAATGTATTCCAGTTAGAATAGCATCTCCATACTTACTTTTTTTACCTATAAGCGCATTTAAATAATCATATTGTTCATCATCAACAGAGTTAAGAATATTTTCTCTTGCTCTTTGTATAGTAAAATTTCCATCAGCTGCTAAAGCACCAATCTTAGAAAACAAAACAGGAGGAAGTATCCCAGATGATTGCATCGAATTTAAAAGGTTTTCACTTTGTTGATAGTATCTATTTTCCTCAACAACTTTATAATCATCAAATGCATCTGTTTTTATTTTAGCTTTTGCATTTTGCAAACTAATTCTTGCTTCTTCAAGTTGCAAGTCACTTAAAGCAATTTCCTGTTCTTTTCTTGTTTCTTGATATGTTGGGTCATCTAATATTTGTAATTCTTTTTCTGTCTTTTTGATTTCTAATTGTGATTTTTTTAAATCTTGTTCAGCTTTTAATATATCTCTCTTTTCTTTTCTACCAGCTCTTAAAGATTCTTGTTTTCTTAATTGCATTAATTCTTGATTATATCTTCTGTCAATTTCTTGTTGTTGTATCTTTCTACCCATATCCAACATAGCTAAAGACTTGTCAATTTTCTGACGTTCTCTTTCTTGTCTATATTTAAGTATTGAGTTTAATGCTTGTAGTGTTTGTGACATATTTATTAAATATTAAGAATACCAAAATATTTTGTATTAGCTTGTTGTTCGGCCATTTTCTTTTGCATTTCTAATTGCTGACGTTGAGACCTCATTTCAAATTTTTGTCTTTCAAATTCAGAAAATACATCAGTTAAACTTTTAGTAAGTGAAATATCTATATCTTCTCGTTTTCTTTTAAATTCTTTTCTTATATCTTTTATCATATCGTCATCCATAGCAATATTAGCAAATCCAGTTGCTTGACTAATTTGGTCTTGTTTTTGTCCAATTTGTCGCATTGTTCTTTCACCAGATTCAGATACAACATCTAATGCTCTTTCTGCTTCTAATGTAGGCAAAGCTAAACTACCACCCAATGATTCTTGTAATGATTTTTCAGCTAATCCTAAATCTTTTAATGCATTTGAAAGAAAAGTTGTTTGCCTTCTTCCTTCTCTTCTAGCTCTATCAGTAGCCCCAATTTCTTGAGCTACTGTTAATCCGAATCCTATTGCCTCTAATAACATTAACTACTTTCTCCTTGAAATTGGTCAAAATAATCTCCTAAAGATATACCTTCTGGGTCATCACCAGCAGCTTTTATAGTTCTGCCCTCATCAACTAAAATTGATTTTTTACGTTGAAATATTTTACCTATATCAATATCTAATTTAGGTTCTTTTAATTTAGCATCAAACTTAGGTCTAGTATCCATCATTGAAAAACCATCTGTAGATTCTAATAAATTTTTAACTAAAGATTTAGACCTTATTTCCTGACCTCTAGCAGCTACATCATATTTACTTCCTAATTCTCTTTGACCTAAAAAGTATTTATCTTCTTGAGATAAAAAATCAGTTAAAGTATTTTTTCTTTTAAGTACATCCATTAAAGAAATATCTGCTTTTTCAACTCTATATTGACTTCTAGCTTCTAATGGAAGAGATTGCTCGAAAGATTCTATGTCCTTTTGCAATTTAGCATCTTGTTTAACACTTTCAACTATTGTAGAACCTAATTCTAATCCAGAAGATAAAGTTCCAAACATCCTATCATACTCTCGTTGTCTCATCTGAGCAAGCCTAGAAGACTCTTCTGCTTTTAATAACTCTTTAGTAACACCAGCAAGTTGTTCAGTAATGTTTCTTTGAGATGCTCCTCTACTTCTTATTGCTGATTTTATTTTTGCTGCTGTGGACATATGACTATATACTTTTACTATTTAATTTAATTAACATATTTATTTTATCCAATAGCATTATGACGTATGTTCATTATCAGATATGTCAAAACTTGCAGTTTCTCCAAATGGTTGAAAAAATACATTGGTTCTACTTTTAAACCATTCTTTATCTGCTTGAGATGTTCCTCCACTACTATATCCATCATCATACCCTCTCATTTTTATATCAATAACTAAATTCCAAAAATCAGTATGATGAAATCCACCACCAGCCGAAATACTAAATAATTCAGTAGTACCAGAGGGAGTAGTCCCCGTTTGAGATGCAATATTTAATCTATGAGTGCCATAAACCTCAACACTTTGCACAGGTGGGAAAAAAGTATTCGCACTTCCAGTAGATAAATTAATATCACCATCTCCACTATTAGAATAAGAACCTGTACTTACAATATGTTTTTGAAAATTACCACCATGACTATTTGGATTTGTTCCTCCAGTAGCAGTGTAATTAGGAGGAGTTATTGTAGAATCATGACCACTTATTCCTAACTCATCAGACCTAAATTCATTTTTAGTAATTGCTAATGTTCCATTATAATCTTCATCGCCATTTAAGGCCGCATGACCATATCCATTATTTATTCTTGATATTAAATCATATTTTATAAAGTTTTGACAATAGTCATCTATACCTTCATACCAAGAGTCTCTTGTTGTATCTGCGTATCCACCAGCGCTTAAAAAGGATGTAGATTTAGCTGAACCAGTGAATAGAGGATTTTGTAATGTCATTCCACCAGCTACCCAAAATAGTAAACAATCATAATCTCCAAAATTTAAAAATTTATTAGACCTAGAAACATCTGCAAAATCTGATATTGGTTTTGCCCGCCATGGGTCAGCGTTATATTGGTCTGCGTTTGAAGAACCTGATATAGTTCCATCAGCTATTTTGCTTCTATAATATTGATAAGCATCAACAAATTTACCAGTTTCGTTAGCATCGTCATTGTCGCTATGGTTAACGACATTGATATGCAAAAATCCAGATATTAATTTTCTTGGTTTTATTTTTATGTACTTTTTAACTGATATAGGAGTAGATAAATAACCACCCATAGTTAACTCCCATAACTTGTGTTAAACGAAGTAGATTCTCCATGAATTGATAGCATTGAAAAGTTTTGTTCAAAATCACCTTTTCCACTTGTTTGATGATATTTATCAATTTTATTATGAAATCCATATTGTTGAAAAAGTGTTTGAGCGTATTGATTAAAAAATATATCTCTATTAGTATCAATAGCTATAGCAGTTCCACCACCTTCTTGTAAATTTATTCCTGTTGCTCCATCTATATTAAGTGTTCCAGTATCATCAATATTACCATCTGTAATAACTGTTCCACCTATTGTAAAATCTGTTGTAGCATCTATAGTAGTACCTTTAATTGTGGTATGTGAGTTTGCACCTATAGGAGTTCCATCTATTGCTCCACCATCTATATCAAATGCGCTTCCTTCTATTTCTACTGAACCAGCTTCTAGTTTCTTACCAAGTGTTATTTTTTCTCCACTATCAGTAGTCACAAATGTTAAGTATGCGGTATCAGCTTCTTCTATAACAAGACTAGCTGTTTTGTTATCTGGTATTTTTATGGAACTATTATCAGAAGTAAATGTTAAAGCTCCATCTCCACCTTCAAGAGTTAAATCTCCAACCATTGCTCTGCTTCCATCTATTAATAAATATTGAGGATGGTCGTCACTTCCTAAACTACTTAAATCTGAATGTACACTAACTCCAGAGCTTGTTGATGAAGAAGACCTAATAGTTCTTCCCATTGGCATATTCCCAGAAGATGACATTGCCAACCAATCGCCATTACGCTTAACGTACTGCACTGTACCAGCATTTTCAACTTTTCTAAAAGATATATCTCCATCATGCCCTTCTCTAGAATCTGGTTCATTTACACCAAATGTAGGTTGTTTACTTTTTTGATGTAGTAATTTTCTTTCTTCTCTACTTAAAGGCATTATCTTACATTCTTCAATCTATATATAATTGTTATGTCATTTATTTCAAAACCAGCAGGAACTGTACCAGAACTTGCATCTATTTGAAACCTTAATCTAAAAGAAAAAACATTATTTGCTTCACTAGAGTTATCTGGTTTTAATTCTGCTTGTTGCCATCCATTAGCTGCGACTAATTTATTTGAACTAAAATTAGTTCCATTTTGAAAATCATATGGAAATGTAGTACCTCCATTGACGTCATAGTCAACCATAACAGCTGATGCAACACTACCGCTATCAGCAGTTTTGTATGTTATATAAACCTTATAAATTTTTTTTCTTACAGAGGGTTGCCCAAAATCAATATCTTTAGTTGTATATAAGAAGTTTCCAGAAAGAGATGACGAAGGATTCCAAGTCATTATATCGCAATCATCATTAGTTAAATATATTAAGTCTTGATTGCCATCTAAAGCAAAGTTTGTCATATTTGTAAAATTTGTATTATTGGAAGTTCTAAATATTGTTATTTTTCCCAATCCTTTCATCCAAGCTCTTAAAACAAAATCATATATAAAAATACTTTTATCCATATTTTTAATTAATAATTGTCTTTTCTTTGGTACATATGCTATTTGAGCATGTTGCATAGTTAGGTCATCTGCACTTCCATCTTCACCATCAGTAATAAATGCTTCCCAATCAGATTCACTTATTAACCTCATTCCATCTTTTTCTAAAAGATTTAAAACTTGTTTTCCATCATAAAAGTAAACACCAAATGCATTGAACCAAGCAATACCGTAATCTGTTTTTGTAGTATGGTAATCGAAAGAACATCCTTTGTTTTCATATCTATCTTCGAGGAAGTCAACATTTTCAGATACGTTTATAACGTACATAGTTTTTTCTTTAAATTGTAATATTCTATCTGCAAACGCTTCTAATTTTACTATACTTTCTCCATCATTTATTGCTACATCAATGCTTCCAGTTCTATTTGGGAATATATCAAATTTGTTTACAGCGCTCTTTAACATTCTATCTGGATGATTCTTACCGCCAGCACCAGAAGGTTGTCTTATGTTTCCTATATAAACCCTTCTACCATGAACAACTGCTGTTTTGAACTTAGCATCTATAAATTGTGTATTAGCTGCGTATCCATTTATACTCCTATAAGAGTCTATCACATTAGAAGAACTAGGGCTAACTGCTTTTACAATAACAGAAGTCTTATACCAATTTTCTCCAGTAGGACTACCATCTCCAGTAACATTTGCCATTGAATAAGACATTTCTCCTTCTTCTGGTAGAAACTTAAATCCTTTATTTACAAAGTCTAATTCTCCTATTAAAAAAAAGTTATCATTATCTTCTAATTTATAATATACCCTAGAACCAGTTATTCTTTTACTTATACTATAAACTGGAGTAGCCGCACTGTTAAATGGATTTATATAAAAATCAAAATTAAATAAAACAGGAGACCCAATTACATTTAGTTTGTTTACATTAACATCATCTAGAACATTTCTAAATAAAAATGGTAACGATTCTTGTTTTTCATCATCATATAAAAATGAATAATTAAATGTATAAAGACCAGATTGAAAACCTTCAAGACTAGGATTGTCTGCAATAATAGGCCCAGAAAAATAAAAATCACAATCTGTTGCACTTCTATCTACTTGCAATTGCCAAGTATCTAAACCAACTCCACTAGCATCTCCTTCAATAATATTTGTCATATTTAAAGAAACAATATTCCAACAATCAACTTTAAAATCTTCTTTTGCAAATTCCCAAATTAAAGATGTATTAGGACTAACTCCTGTTTCATTAACTGTAAATCTTAATAAACTAAAATTTGCATACTTATCATTGGGAATCCATATTCCAAATATAATATTTTTTTCTTCATTAAGCGTAACTGACATTGTGTCATTTAATAAAATAGAACCAGTACCACTAGTTCCCTCTATATATATATTATCACTAAATAATGGATGTATAGCAACTGGCAATGTATCACTTTTAGTAGCATTTGTTACTGAACCATAGGAAGCTGCGTTTCCACCTCTAAAACTATTATATTGAAGACCTACTCTTAAATTCACACTAGATAAATCAGCTACATCATCAGAAGTTAAATCAATAACATTTCCTATATATTCAGATGAACTAGAATTAACTCCATTAGTATCTGAACCAGAAAAAGGTGTTGATATTAAACATTTACCAAGAGTTGGTTTTTCTATAGCTTGATTTGCTTGAGTCCATTCTATACTTCCAGAATCTGCAAGTAAACTATCAAATCTTTCATCTTCAATATATCCAAACCATTTATTATTAACTGCATTATCAAACTCACCATCTCCAGCTCTTAGATTGCCATCACCAACATAAAACACAGGATGGTCTGTATCAAAGTTTGTAATGACATTATTATCCCAACCTTCGCTATCTTTTATATCTATAGCATTATCAGTGTCATCAAATGCAATTATAAATGTTTCATTAGCAGTTCCTCCATCTAATTGTTTGTCACTAGACATAGTAAACAAACCTCTATTTGGAAGTATTAATAAATCATTAGTATTGCTATTATCTTGACTAGCAGAACCTAAAGTTTTTAGTCTTCCTAAAAAATCAACAGATACATCTATTGAATCGGGAGATTGGTTGTCTTGTATATCTCTAGGGTCTGCATTAGTATTAATACCTCCATGAAACCCTTCAATCTTAAGAGTTTGTTTAGGCATTGGATTGGTCGTATTCTATATCTTCTATGATGAGGTTTTGAGCATGCTCTGGCAATTCACATATAGAACAAGTATCTTCAGTAAAGTCTATTTCAGAGTTTTCATCGTGTTCAAAGATGTCTAGTCTTAGACCGCCTTCAGAACCAGCAATGGCTCCTCCATTTCTTATTGCTACTTCCGATTCGGAATCCCTCTGTAAGGAATCAATCGGTTGAGAATTTCTTTCCTTTTCTTGCATCCTCCACACTCCTTTATGTAACCTCGACTAACAGTTTTGATTGCCCTACTAACAGTATCCCCAAAACCTACATCGTTAGAAAATAGGTCTATGTTTATTTTTTTACCCATTAATAGAAAAGGGTGAATTAATATCCACCCATTCCTCTGGCAGGTTTCATCTTAGCTTTCTTCTTCATCTTACCCATCTTTTTACCACCATAGCTAAGACATTCATCCATTGTCTTGTACTTTTTTCCTGGCCCTACCATTGTTTTGCATTTCATTGGACTTGGCATTACATGCCTCCTTTCATTGATTTATTGATTGCTGCTGACCTTTTGCTTTCATAACTAGATACTTTATTATCTTTGTTAAGGTCTGCTTTTTTAGTTACGCACTTTTTTAACCTAGTGTCGTAAATCTTTCCTGTTGGACATTTTTTCATTTTCATATTGTAACTCCTTCTCATACCACCAGTTTTTAATTTTGTTGCACCACCCCTTCCTGTGTCTGGAGCTGCTACATCTGATAATCCAAATACGTCTGCCATTACTTCCAACTTATCCTTTTGCTACTTGTTTTCTTTTTCATAGCTGAAGTACATTGTGCCATTGTTGGTCTACAAGCTGGGTATCCTCTTCTTTTTTCACCTTTACGTCTTCCACAAGGTTTTCCTGTCTTACAATCAACCCAACCTTTTCCTTGATTCCTTGAGAACCATTTTCGTAAACCATCTTTAGCCATTACTTCTTTTTCTTCTTACTTGAGTTGCCCCAATTAGCAGCTCCTACTTTACGACACTTAACTAATGCTCCAGAAGCATAAGCTGAAGGCCATACTTTGTATCTTGCTTTTACTTTGTAATAACACGCATCTTTCTTAGACATTTAACACTTCCATCTTCTTCTAGCTGCACAGATTCTTTTTTCAGGTGTTTTAGAGCAATTAATATTATGCATTCTCATTTGACCTGCAGACCTACTACAATAAGATTTTCTTCTTTTTGCAGATTTGCTACCAGGCTTTACCTTTCCTGTTACAGCGGTTTTTAATTTAGAACCGGGATTCATTCTTCTATAGGCGGCTACACCAGCACGAGTCATTCCTGCTCCAGATTTAGTGGACCGAAAGTTCTTCTTGTTTCTTGCTGGCATCTTACCTTTAGACATTTTATAATCCCATTCTTACTAAAACTTTTTCAAGTTTTTCCCTTAGTTCTTCTAACTCTCCGTAAATGAACTCAATATGCTTTTCAACTTCGGAAGGTTGTTTCTTTGCTTGTTTTTTAGCTGCTGGCATTATGCGCCAATCTTCTTGAGTAATACACCTTTGATTACTTTCCAAAGTGCCTCAAGTATTTTTTGTTCTGTTTTTTCAGAGATGATTGGAATATCTACTGCTTTGTTTATTTCAGCAATTACCTCTGCTCCGTTTTCATCTGACAATAAGTCATCTGCTATTAACTTTGCTAACATTATATTATCCTCATTATTGTATTTACGATTACTGGAAAAGTAACAAGTGCAATACCACCCCATACTTGGAGTTTTGCAATTTCTTTTTCATTGCTTGTAACTCTACCATTTAACTTGTCTAAATGTTTTTCTATCCTACCTAATACAGAATAAATATTTTTTAATCTTTCGTCATGCTTTACTAATACTTGATATATGTCTTTATTGTCCATCAGTTTACACTATCTGCTTGTGATTTAGAACCTTGTCCAGAACTATAGTATTGTATTGTATCTTGTTGCATTTCATTTTCCATTTGCTTTTTTAATACAATTGAATATAATAAATCAAGATGCTTTAATAAAGATGTTATCTGGGGCATTTCAACAAGTAGAGGTTTTTCCTCTTCTTCGTATTGAGCATTATATATATCCATTAATTTATGCATTAGTGCTTCCCATTTATTCTTGACAAACTACCTTCTACCCTACTAATCTGGTTGTCTAAATCATTTATTTCTTTAGTAATACCATCAAATTTTCTATCAAGTTTATCATCAGACTTGTTCCATCTATCTATCAATTTTACTATCATGCCTTCCATATTTTCTAATGTTTCACTTTGACCTTTGTTTTCTACTTTTAAACTTTCTAATGTTTCTTGTTGTTTTGCAGATTTATTAGAAAGAGATACGACTAAATATACAAACATAGCACCAACAACTCCTATCATTCCCGCTTCGCCATATATTTCCATAAAATCCATGTTATCTCCGCTTTTTCTTACCCCAACTAAATGGATTAAGATTTAATTCTTTTTCATAAAATGCTACTTTCTGTGCTAATTCTTCTCTTTCTGCTTTTTCTTCGACAATATGTTTACTAAGTAAATTTTCAATTTGTTCATCCGCTGTTGCCACCTTGTTTTCCAATGCCTTAATCCTACCTTCAATCTGTAAGTAACCATATACCAACCCTGCGACCAGTACGAGTCCTTGAGCCAACCACTTGAGATTAATGCTAACAATGGCATTATCATCAAGAATGGTAGTGCGATAACTTCTGGCGGTATTAGGTTTTCCACTCATTTCACCTCAACGTATTCCCATTCGTCATGTAAATGACACCAATTTTCACCACTATATATCTTATTTGCATACCAATGCTCAACACTATCGTGCGCTATTATTTCTATGAACGCTGTATTTTTTATCGTGTCTTGAGGAGTTATCTGAATCCCTCCTATACTCCAACCTTGACTGCACCCTGTTAGATTCATAACGAACAGGAAGGTCATAACTCGTACTAACAACTTCAAATCCTCCATTCTTTAACTTTTTTATTGTTTTATTCATAATGTTTTAATTATATGATTTTCTAACTTATGCTTACCTACAATCATTCTACCAGTTCCTCCACCATGCCTAGAATCACATTCATCTACATATGCCTGTTCTATAGTATCCCAACTATCACTTCGTTTGATTATTTCACCATCTAATACTAAAAAGTATTTATATCTGGAAGGATAAGACAGGGTCTCAGTCGTACCATCTGGGTATTTTTTCGTTCTGACAGCGCCGGGAGTTGTATTCCTGTAAAGGCGCAAATAGTGACCCTGTGAACTTTTCCTTATAAGCATTAGTCTTCTTTAACCTCTTCAGATTCTAATGATTCTTTCAACATCTTAACAAATGCAT